TTGTATAATCTCCGGTATGTTGTCACGGACTAGTTTGTTGTGAATTGTTTTCACTTGTTTTCCACCTCTTATATAGGATATGTTTATTGTGCCTTTTCTCACTCTGATGTCTCCAATCCTATCATGTAGTCAGCACTAACGTCCAATACCTCGCATATTGCCTTTAGATTGTCAGCAGTAGGCAACACATCCTTGTTGATATAATGCCAGATAGCCATTTTGGACATGTATGTTTTTTCAGCCAAGTCTTCATAGGTCATATCTCGTTTATCTAACATTGCACTTAGTCTTGAACCAAAGGTTGTCATGTTGTTCCCTCCACAATTTTAATTGCATCTTCCACCGAAGTACACCATCCAGCGATAGCACCAGTTCTGTACATGGCTTCAATAAAATCTAGTTGGTTTTTGCGAGGTTTCTCTCCAGGTAATTTTACCTCAAGATAAAACGCTTTACCATCTTTACGGTGTCCATAGATATCTGCTTCGCCAGGGGTGCCGATTTTTACTCTACTACCGTATTTGGTATAGAACTCACCAACAGTATGGTTTGCAGCATAGTGGCCACGCTCACATAAAACACAAATGATTTGATTTTGCAAAATTGTTTCTTTGTTAATAGGAGTCACCCCCTGTTTCTACTTCTTAAAATGCACTGAGCCCAAAATGCAGGGTTCTTCACTCCACGTTTACGGCCCAATGCAATTAACTCATCGAAGGTCCTTGCCCTGCCTTGTTCTTGGCGCAATCGCCTACGTTCTAGCTCTGCTTGTTCTGCTTGTTCGGCTGTAATTCGTTGCAGTTCTATTTCTTCTTTTCGCTTAATTTCTCTTGGATGCGGTTTGTACTCATAGCCACAGTAAGGGCATTTAACTGCTGTACTAAACACCTTAAAGCACTTTGCACATGTTCTAATTGTAAAGTTACCTTCACTATCAAACTGTTTGCGTTTTCTTACTGATTGTGTTAATGACCACTCCACGTCAGCATCGGGCAAAGGATTACGTAGATAGTTGCCCACACAATCAATGATAGTTGCCACCTTGTTGGGTTGGTATCTCATAGAACGCATGGCTTGTTGCCAATACAGTGCATGGCTGTCCGTTGGTCGCAAAAGTAGACAGCACGAAACATCATCAATGGAGATGCCTTCGGAGATAATTCCCACATTGCAAAGGACAGTGATTTTACCCTCACGAAACTTCTCCATGATATCTTCACGCTCTCGGTCTGGTGTGTTGCCGTCAATCTCAACTGCGGTGTACCCATTGGAGTTGAACAGTTCGGCAGTCTCCTTGGCGTGTTTTACTGATACGCAATAGGCGATAGTCTTTTGCCCCTCGGCCAGAGTTGTCCACGATTTGTAGACATCTGAGTAAATTGCCCTATCACTCATCAGTTGCTCCATATCGGACACGGCAAAGTCGCCACAATGCTTGCGTAAGTTTTCCGTTTCCACCGCAGTTGGCGCATAGTACTCATAAGGTGCAAGGCATTTGTTTTCGATAAGATACTTGACAGTTACTTCTTGCACGAGTGTGTCGTAGATGTCGCCAAGTGGCTTACCATCAAGTCGCACAGGTGTTGCCGTAAACCCACACACAAAGGTGTCGTAATAGTCCAAAACTTTCACCCACGAGTTGCTCCTTGACAAGTGTGCCTCATCCGTGATAATGAGCTTTGGCTTTGGATACTGTCCAAGGCGATTGGCTTCGGTAAGTATCATGGAAAACCTTGCGTTGATACCATGCTCTTCAAACAGTTGTTGCGTTTGCTTGAGTAGTTCCTGGCGATGAGTTAGCACCAACACTTCGCCCTTTGTGTTTTCTGCCATTTTTGCAAACAAAAAGGTTTTACCAGCACCACAGGGTGCTACTACTAACACCCTGCGAGAGCCGTTACGAAATGCGTTTCGAGTTTTATTATAAAGAGCTTGTTGATAGTCTCGTAGTTCTATCATATTAGTTAAACCACCTTACAGTTGGCTCGCCCTCGAACCCTTTCTCCCACACATACCAGGCATATGCCACAGCAGTTCCTGTGCCTTTGCCATACTTAACAAAGTCACCGTTTTTGGCACATTGCAGTCTTGACGATGATACATAAATCCTTTTCGGTGGATACTTTTCAAACAGTTTTCGTCTTGATTGGCTTTCCAAAAAGGTCAGTTTCAAAAACATAGCCACCTTTGTACCAGGCGGTGAGATATCTAGTGCATGTTCAACAAATTCCCTTGCATACTTATAGGGCGGATTTGTGATGATGTCACAATGTGTTTCGGTTTTAAACATTTCTGGAGTAGTATTCAAAAAATCTATAACCTGAGTTCCCTCGTACCCTCTATCAATAATGTCACTTGAAAACACCTTATAGCCATGTACTTTCAACACCTCTGACATGTGACCTTCTCCACAAGCACACTCCCAGATTGTATCCGAAAACTGTTCCTGTTCTAAAAGCAGTTCCACCGCTTTCGGTTCGGTCGCATAGTAATCGTTTATCTCACGATATCCATCCGAGTGATTAGATGCACCGTTGCACACATAAATACTCTTGTTGTTTCCAGTCCAATCCTTGCTCATAGCCTTGCGACCATCTCCCTTCGACATCCGTTTAGATAGATGACTGGTGGGCATTTACTACTTGGCTTGTAGCACTCAATTTGCCCATAGCCACCGTAGTCAAGTTGTGCCGAGCTGTTGACAAACAGTTTGTCTGAAAAAGCTACCGTGCTGTTTTGCCAACTCAAGCGATAAAATCCTTGCTTAAAAATTAGTGGCAAGTGGGTGTGGCCGTGGATGTAGATGTCGGCATCCACAATGCCAGCAAGGTCTTCCAAGCGATTGACCTTTGCACCAGCTCGTTTGCCACCACCGTTGCCGTGCGTGATGTAGATTGCATAGGATTGTTTTCGGCAGTGGTTTCGTGTTTCTTGCCTGCCAAAACGCAAGAACAACACACCACCCTCACGACAGTACTTGTCTTGCAAGTCTAGTTGTTTGGCAATGATTTTCATGATGTCAATGCCGTCGCTCTTGTAAGTTCTGTTTTCGTGATTGCCGTTTGTGATAAACAAAATCTTGTCCTTGATAGGTTCCAAGAGTTCAATGCACGTTTGAATTTGCTCCATGATGGACATCTTTTCGGAATAGATATCACTAACCGACGTGCGTGTTGCCGTGTTACAAAGGTCACCGTTCAAAATGCAGTAGGCATTGGGTGTTTCTTTGACACGATCAACTTCATCCTTGATGGACTGCATATCGCAGAGCTCGTCTCCGATATGCCAGTCGCTAAAGGTGTGCAGTTCAACGCACTTGAGTTTTTCAGATAATTCAGCTTTAACGCTTTTCATATTCACCTCACTTAAAAGGGCATATCATCCTCTGCAACCGTGATTGGTTTCAGATATGGTGGCACATCTTGAATACTGTTATCTACCCAAGGTGGCAGTTTGTCTTGGTTCTTTTTAGCGATACAATAAGCAACCTTAGCTGATACAGTATCATTCCATGTTTCGTGTTTTACTCGCACTGCGCCAACCTTGTTTACCCAAGTGCTGTAAGCAGCAAGGTTGTGATTAGTAATACCAAACGAATCAAAGAATGCACCAAGTCTTTGGTTTGTTTGTTTAGGATTAGATGCATCAATAACAAGATAAAACCACAAATGACTGTTTGAGCCATTTACATCTAACGTTACTTCAAACCCCTCATTACCAGACTTAAAGGTCTTTTCTTGTACATTAGAGATTCTAACTCTGTAGTCTCCTTCTGGAAGAATACTAAAGTCTTTTGCCTCATATTGTGATGCATCGTATGTAAAATTAATAGTCATAATTTATATCTCCTTTTATTTATTGTTTGTGAAAAGATGTTGTGGCAGACAAGATTTTCTATTGTGTAATTGGTCCTTGCACATACGTGTTTCGTTGCCTTCCGTGATATAGAACCAGCGTGTGTTATTTTCTTTGTCTTTGCCTGTGCTAACAACCGCAAGGATATTACACAAGCCACACACCTGTTGCTTAATTTTTGCTGGTAGCAATGGGGAACGTCTATTAATAATATTACCTTCGGCATCGGTAAGAGTTTCAATGTCTTCCCAGCAAGTAAAGATACAGTCCGTTCCGCAATGTGCAGCTGCTCGAACAAGAAACTTGACTTTTGTATATACGGCCATGTATGCTTGTCGTATATCGTTGAACTTGCCAGATTCTCGGCACTCGACAATGTAACCATCAATTAAATCAGTAAGACAGTCGGTTATTACCGTATCGTACTGTTTTGATTTTGTTGCGTTTTCAAATTCAGTCACATACTCTTTGAAGCTAGCAATCTCCTTGATTGTGAGATCAGGTCTTTCAAAGTGGTTCAAAACAACTGATGAGTTGTCGCTGCAGAGTAGTAATGTTTTGCCTGGAACAATTGTCGCGTTGACAGTTTTTCCACTACCTGGAGGTCCATAAATAATTGCTGTTGCCATAAACGATGCTCCTTTTATGCATATTGTTTTTCCATACGGCCTAGTTTTTCGTAAAAGATATCTTTGTTAAACTCAATGCAAGCAAGGATTTGCTCGCAGTAATCTGAGTAAAAAAAATCTTCTAATTTATCTATAGCTCGTTGCTTTTTCTTTTTGAGTGCTAGTCTGTAATCTGCTACTGCTCTCTTTAGTATTCCTATGAATACATTTGGCATGTTATCATCTAATATTGCCATATTGATTGTTCCTTCTGTCATATCTCCTCCTAAAATAGATCATTTATTACTTCTTTGTAGTTCAATCCTCTATAATCGCAATATTCACGCAACTCGCCCTGCATAACTCGTATAGCTTTTGCGTATTCGTTTTTGAGGTATATACTTTTGGTTTTATTGAATGCTGTTTTAAGGCGCTTCATTTCAGCTATATGCCTTTCTATCGCTTGCATTACAATTCTCCATTCATTGCTTTGATTTCTTTTGCGGACTTTCCAAGATACTCTACTGGAATAGTTTCTGTTAGAATCTTTGTTGTAGTACAGTAATCACAAGAATATTCCTCGCAACGCTCTGGTTCGACCAATCCTAGTTTCATTTGTTGAAATCTGCTGATGTTTGCCTTCACAATATCTAACTGCGCATCCATGTCAAACTGGTCTAGTTTAACGACTGCTAAATGGCAAGGCTTTTCTTTTGTGGCTATTACCAAGTAGAACGGTAATCTCTTACCAGTGTTCTGATACACTATTTCTTGGTACACT